CTCTCCAGTTCGACAAGAGCCGGTACTACCTTGGCTACAGCCGCCCGTGCCTGGGCTGCCGTCGGCGTTTCGATGACGATAAGTCTGAACATTTCTACTTCCGCTACTCCGGTAAGCCTTCCCGCTACCATAGTAGCATACTGCAAGCGCAAAGTCAAGCCCTGGGCTTTGTTCTGTGGAAAGTTTTTGGTATAATATGGTAAGGGACCCGGGGACAAAGGAAATACGGGAGAAAGGCGGGGGATTGAAAGACGTTTATCTGATACTGCGCGAGCGCCTAATCGACGCCCGTAGAATGGCGAATATGTCCCAACGTCAAATGGCGGACGCTCTGAATCTATCGCACGTAGGTTATGGAGCGTATGAGCGCGGCGACCGATCCATTAGTATCGAGACCCTGATCCAAATAGCGGAAATAACCAATCAACCCCTCTCGTTTTTCTTCGACTTACACTGGGAGCTCTCTACCGAAGAAAACCAACTACTGAGCTACTTCCGGCGGCTGCCCAAAGATGCGAGAGCCCTAAGCCTTGCCAGTATTCGAGCCTTTGCGAGAGAGATGGAAGACAACCAACAAGCGATCCAAGCGGAGAGCCAATAGAAGACCTGTCTTCTCGTGCCTCTTCGCAGGCGATTTAGGTGCTCACGTCTTGAGTATGAGGGCTTCGCATCATTCCGCCCAGTCGATGTCGGAGCCCTCTCTCTTCTACTGCTCATTGCCCCTCCCAAAAAAGAGCGCCACGCTCATACGACCACATCATACAATATTGGGTCGCCCTACGCAAGGCTGGTAACTGAGGAGCCTACTATGGAAGCAGAACACAAGTGGACAAAGGGGCAGCGTATTGTTCTCATCGTTCTTATGGTTCTATCGGCCTTCGGAGCTTTGACTAACCCGCCTGAACTGGCTGCAAATATCTGTGCTGGCGTGCAAGTTGCTGGGCTCGCCGGGCTACTAGCCTTTCGCCGATGGGGTTTCTATATGTTGCTCGGAAACATTGCGTTCGCGGTAACGATCCTATTTGTTGGCCTTGACGTGTACGGGCGTAGCACGGAGAACATCATTGCGCTCGGACGCTTTGTGTGGGGCAGAGTTCTCATAGCTGTGTTTGCCTGGGTCATTATCCGCAAACAGTGGGAGGCGATGGGTGAGCACTAGGGCATGGGCTTACATCCGGGTTAGCACCGAACAGCAAGCCGATAAAGGATTACCCGTCGAAGGACAGCGGGTAGAGCTTCAACGCTATGCGAAAGAGCATGGCATGGAGCTCACCCGCATTTTCGTTGACGAGGGGTTCACCGGCGGCAACGACCACCGCGAGAACTTTCAGGAGATGATGAGCCTCGCCCACAAGTCCCCGCCCCCATGCGACGTGATCCTTCTCTGGTCCTGGTCACGATTCTCTCGTCAGGAAGACGACGCCCACTACTGGAAAGCGTCGTTGCGAAGACATGGCGTAGACATCCGCGACATCAGCGGAGAGACGCCCCAAGTCGAGGGAATGCAGTACGTGTTCGAGAGCCTTATTCACTGGAAAGACAGCCAACGACTTGAAGAGCTCAGCCGAGACGTAAAACGCAGCCTTCACTTGATAGCCAGAATGGGCTATATCCCCACCGGGGGGATAACGCCACCCAAGGGCTACATGAAAGAGCAGCACAACATCGAGGTGAACAGGAAGACCCGCATCGGCTATAAGTGGGTCCCCGATCCGAGTACCTGGGGTACTGCGCGTCGGGCTTGGGATATGCGCCTAGCTGGGTATACCTACAGGGAGATCAATGCGGCGCTGCGGCTCTTCGCAGACACCACCAGCTACGGAACCTTCTTTCAGAACCCAACCTACAAGGGCGAGGCGCACTATGGCAATATCGTGATAGAAACCCCAGCTATGGTCACAACCGAGGAATGGGACAAAGTGAACGCCCACCGCAACAAGCGGCGTAGTGGTGCTTATGCCCGGAGGCGGGGCAGCCCTTATCTTCTAACGGGCATCGCCACATGTGGCTTGTGCGGAAAGAAGCTCCACGCCTCCTCGAACAGGAGCACGGGCGTGGCCGGGGCGGCGCGTTACTACCACTGCCCTGGCCGGACACGAGACAAGCCCCGTTGCCCGCTCCCATTCTTTCGGGCAAAGCCCCGTTGCCCGCTCCCATTCTTTCGGGCAAGAGAGCTTGAGAAGGCCATCATCGACCAGATCATGACCGACGTGCTCACCCCCGAGGCCCTTCAGGCCAACCTAGAGCGTCTGCGTGAGGAACAGAGACGCAACCGAGAACAGCAGAGCAGCGTACGAAGTAGCCTCGAAGCCAAGGCCGAAGGGCTCAAACGCACAGTCCATAACCTCCTTGACCTTGCAGAAAGGGGAGAGAGCCCCGCCCTCCTCGAACGCCTCCAGGAACGGGAGACCGAGCTCAAGAGCGTCCAGCAAGACCTACAAGCACTCCGAGCGCTAGAACCCGAAGCGACCCTAACGATGGACCGCCTGCGTGCCTTCCGCGAGCACGTTCGGGAGACACTTATGGAGCCCACTTCCGTTGCCAAGACGCTGGTAGGTACGCTCGTTAATATTTGCGTATGCTGGGCTCCTCCTCCCTCGGGAATAACATACGCAAATACATACCCTGTGCAGATGTTCGCATCCGACGGCCAAGGCGTCTGAAAAAAGACTAGAGCCAGTGGGGAGGACACTGGCTCTAGGGTCCGGCTAGTGGGAGGGAACACTAGCCGTAACCTCACAACCCCCCTCCTAGGGTGAGGACTATTCGTTTATCAGCAAGCGGAAGCGCGATTGGTAGAAGGGGCGGCCCACCAGGTCCAGGCTGCGAAAGCGCTTTTGCTCTACCTTCCCCGCCTTCTTCAAGCGGCGTAGGTAGGATCGCATTCTCTTGACGCCTATTCCAAAGATACGTGCCCACTGCTCGGGCGTCTTATATCTTGGGTCCTCCTCTTCCTCGGGGGCTTCTTCGACCGCTTGTAGCAGTTCGTCCAAACTCCAGTCTGCTTCGATTGTCTTCATGCGGCCACCGCCGTAGGTATCTCTGCTAGCGCCTCAATGTGGGGCTGAGGCAAGCGATAAAGGCGTGGCTTGATTAGCACGTCGTCATCCTCCTCGACGATAGTGACATGCCCGATATGGGGCAACCGATAGGTCCCACGGGTGTAGCCATACTCCGTAGTTAGCTGCCAAGAAGGAACTACCACGGCCTGAAGTTCCCCGCCCTGCCTTACCAGCAGGAAGCGATGGCGGTGCGCTCTTACGATCTTACGATGATGCGCACACCAAGATCGCCATAGTTGGTTAGCATCTCCGCTAGGAGATTGTTGAGCTCCTTCAAAGGAGCTGTCGCTTCATACTGGGTGTTTGATGTGTGACTAATATAGTGTCTGAAGTGAATAACTTGCTCTGCAAAGGTGAGATAGAGCTCCCACCACGTATTGAGCCCGGTGGAGGGGTCAACCTCCCCGCCCAGCTCGTGCGCGAGCTCTTCCACGGCTTCGGACGATGAACCTTCGTGCCAAGGAGTCCCCCTTACGATATAGACCCGCTCTGCGACCCTTACGATGGGCTCAAGAAGTGATCTAGCTACCCGAACCTGGGTCGCCAGGGAGTTGTCCATAAGCTCTTTATCCCTCGCATGAACGCCCTGGATCAAATCCCCCAAGAAAACGACCGTTGGTTTGTCTAGCGCCTGTATCTCTCTTACTGTATGGCCCCAACAAGCATAAAGCCATTGCTGGTACTTGTTTGCGAAACAGCTATTCCCCCCACTCAACGTAGCTACAGTAGGCCAGAGACCGACTGAGGACCCTACGTGTAGGTCCGATATAACGGCTATTGCCACGCCCCCTCCTCCTACCAACTAAAATGGGACACGTTGCCCCAGTCCCCAATGAGGCAATAACAAACGCCGTTGGCGTACATACCAAAGCGGTACGGCCCGGCGTCGATCTCATTACTGTGTAGCCCGGATGGCCCGGATGGCACCATCGGTGCGCCTAGACCATGTTCCCGGGCATACTTGGGGAAGGCCCAGTTCCTGTAGTCTACGTCATCTGCCGTGATCCCCCAAGCCTGTTTCCTTCCCTCGGCAACCGGGTCTGGTTCGGACTGCTCGGGGCGCTCCCTGTGGGCATTCACGTAGTTGGCTAGAGAGGCATCAACTGCGCTCCCTACAACGTCATACTCACGCCAGTCGCTTGCCGCCCCGGTCTGAAAGATGTGACAGAACTGAATCGCCTCATTGGTCTGGGCATAGGCATCATAGGTCTTGAGCCACTCCAAGTAGACGTCCGCATTGGAGTAGTTGCGAAAGCCCCTATTGGCCCCCGTAATGACCGCTTCGTCCCACCCAATCTCTGTAAGATAGATGGGCGGGATGCGATAGCCCAGACTTGCCAACTTAGCGATGTCCAACTCATACCGTCGCACATGCCAGGGATACCAGAGCATGTCCTCGCCACGATCATTGTGCCCCGCCCAGGCATACTCGTGCTTGAAGAGTGCCCCGCATCGCTGTAGAGCATCCCTGTAATACTGCCAATGTTCTAGCTTGGGCCAACCAACCGAGAATTCTCCTACCCCGAGGAGAAAACCGTGCCGCTCCATCTCGGCGCAGGCACAATACTCAAACTCATTGTGACGCCGGGCGTCCTCATCAGTGTAGGGAATGAACTCGTTGACGCTCGACACTAGCACGCACCCGAACAGGTCCCGATACCTGGTATACCCAGGCAGAACCCGCTCGGCCCACCGGCGCGCACCGTCACGGCCAGCCCGCACGCACTCATCGCGGATGTCGTCCGTCCAAACGCGGGGGAGTATCTCGGGCGTGGGCAGACCCGCCTCCCGATAGGCCGGGAACACCTTTTCGACAAGCAGGGAGGGGTCTACAGTATCTACCACCATTACCTTCAGCGACGGATATAAAGCTCTGCGCAAATGCGCAAGCGTAGCGGTATTCTCCCGCCTAAGTACCTGAATATGCGCTCCTAGTTTCGTCCCCATGTTTTCCCTCCGACTGGGCAGATAAGGTGCGGGGTCAACATATCCTTTGGAACCATTGTGATAGTCCAATGGCTTCGGCCTTACCCCAAAATGGAGATGGGGTCCTATGCTATTGCCAGTATTGCCCGAGTGGGCAATCACCTGGCCGGGCCATACAACCTCCCCCCGCAACGTCAAGGTCTCTTCGTTGTGTTTCGAGAGATGGGCGTAGAGTGTATCTACTCCCTCCCCGAATACCATACAGTAGTTGCCGTAACCACCTGACTCGTTCGCCACGTAAAGCTTGCCTATGCTGGCCGCTCGCACCTCCGTTCCGATTGGGGCGGGGAAGTCCCATCCCGGATGCCCCCTCAGATACCCGAACTGCCGATAGTATTCGACGTGTTCTCCAAACCGCTGGCCCAGTGGGGCCGTGGGGATGGGGTCCGTGAGATACATGGCCCCTCCTAGACCTGATAGGTCATAGCAAACCCTAGCAGTACGATGTCCGCCGGGATAGAGTCTTGGCGATCATTGGCGTGGCGAGTGAACTCGATCATTACCTGATCGTTCGCCACCAAGTCCGAAGGGTCTGGAAGGGAGCCCTCGGCTGGGGTTACTTCCTGGACCTGATTCGCCGCGAGCGTACATGTGTCGGGGCCGACACTGTAGGAGTGTGTGTCGTAGCTCTCTCCAATAGCGGCCCCGTATATCTTGCAGGTAAAATAGAGAGCGCCCATCTTGGGGGGCAGGACGATTGGGGTGATAGTTAGACCCGTATCGTAGTTGGCATCAACACAACACTGAGCATAGACCGTGCGCTCCCGAAGGACGGGCAGGACTACCCCGCCCAGCTTGTAGCTCGCCCCAATAGCGGGCACCAACACCGCCCGGTTGCCCGTGCCCCCGCCTCCACCCCCGCCAAACGTCGAGGCCCCCTCCGAGTCGATGTAACCGACCTCTACGTCATCGCTATCTCGAAAGGAGACCTTACGCGCCCCCGCATTATCCCCGAGCCGGATAATGATGTTCCCATCCTCATCGACCCAGGCCCGTGCATTCCGAAAGCCCCCGTGGATGTAGGTAATGAGCTGGCCGATACTGTCCAGCCGCCGCATCAGACTTGGTGCTCCTCAACGAAACTGAACAGGTACTTCACAACGTTGGGTGCGTCGGCGTAGCCGCGTACTGAGTCACCCTCTCCCAGCTTATGAAGCTCATCTTCGGGGCGGGCGATGTTCTCCCCGGGCAGCATTTCGAGGTCGATCATGGGATAGGACACACCGCCCTTCCGAACGTAGATATAGACGCCCTGGCTAGAGGAGCTCGTATTGATGACTGAGGCACTGTGCCACGTTGTCCGGGCACCGGAGGGGCAGGTGTATAGGGTGGCCTCAGCACCGCTGAGCTCCCCGCCCACGTTGTTGTGCTTGATGTTCGCCATCTGTCATCACTCCGGGCCTATGGCTAACCAGTGAAAAGTTAAGGACTCCCAAGTATCCCCACCGGTATCCTCCCATAAGAGGTTGAACTGATTGACAGCGTGACTTCCCGCCATACAGGTTATATCGCGCTGGTTTATGTCAGTTCCGCGAACGGTAAGAAATACTAGGGGCTTCCCGGAGAACCAGACAGGAAATGAGACGAGTTTCTCACCATGGTCTGCTGCTGATCCTGTCCACTCAATAGAGCCAACCTGCATTCGTACAGCAGTGGGCGTATACGTTGTGGTCCCGGGTGTATGCCAGTCTGGGCTGTCGCCGCCTTGCCGCCGGTAGCACTGTACAACGCGACTCCCTACCTTTGTGTCGTCTACTGCGTTGTCTGCGATATGCTCTGTGTCGATGGAAGCCGCCGCATAGTGCTCGGAGTCTATTGCATCATCGGCAATCTTGGTGCCATCCACGCAGTCAGCACCCAGCTTGGCGTTCGTTACGGCTCCTGTGCCGATCTTGTCCTCAGTGACGGCACCCGTACCGATCTTGGTTTCAGTAACAGCCCCGGCAGCGAGCTTACCCTCTGTCACTTGAAGGTCTGCGATATGCTCTGTGTCGATGGAAGCCGCCGCATAGTGCTCGGAGTCTATTGCATCATCGGCAATCTTAGTGCCATCCACGCAGTCAGCACCCAATTTGGCGTTCGTCACCGCCCCATTGGCGATACCAGCCGTGGGTATCTGCGGACCATGCCCGCTCTCTCCCGTGTGCTGGTGGGTACTCACATCCACGCCGTCTACCGTCTCGGTGCTTGAGAAGGCCAGGTTGGTCCCCATCTCGATGCCCGAGTCCAGTACCTCAAGCAGGGTATCGCCATTGGAGTCCTGAACAAGGAGCTGTCTACCCTGGGTGGCGTCCTTGTTTCTCAGTTTCAGGGCATAGTTTCCCGGATCGTCCAGCTCGGTCAGTTCGATGGGCTGAGCTTTGCCCGCCGTCCCATCGAGGGCCTTCATAATGTCATTGAGGTGGTCGGCCTCAATAGTGTCATCCGTATTTACATAGGTCCAAGCCATCTATATGCTCCTCTAGGCATAAACATCCCCGCCCCCATACTTCGATGTGCCATACACACCATAGGCCGGAGGCTCTGCTTCCAGTTGGCTGGCCTCAAAGACCGCCATCTGCACGATTGCCACCCGCTCAGGGGCGTGGTCGTCGTACTGGGCGATCTCCTGCTCCCGGATAGGGGCAAGGACCAGTACCCGTCGCTCGACGCCCAGGGTGTCAGTTAGCGTGACCGAGCGGTTCAGCGTCGTATAGGCTTGCAGATCATTAAATATCTGCGCGCCCGTTCGTCTGTCCCTCCCTGACTTTAGAGGCAGGTTATCCGCGCAACGGATGGCCGCCTGAATGAGAGTTACGGGCGAGGGACGCTCGGCCCCCCGGATCACCACGTCCCGCACGATGGCAGTCTTGGTATCGCTGGGGAGCACGAAGTCGAGACGTATCTCCAGCCAGACCCCGCTCACCCCGCCGACGGGGAACGGTACGACAGACTGTGGGGACCGGTTGGCCCGCCCAGCGTACGTCCAACTACCCCAGTCGATCCGGTAGTACACGTCGATGTAGCGACTTGCCGTCAGGTTGTCCGCCTTGATCTCGACCTGCCGCCAGACCTTGTGCGTCGTGGGTGCGTACCAAGAGTGGGCCGGGTAATAGAGAGAGCCGGTTGTAGAGAAGCGGCAGTTGCTATCCTGGGCAGGGTTCTCGCCTGTTCGGGGGAGAATGATGTAGCCCGCGTTGGTCCCCATCCCGAAGAAGAGCCGGGGGTTAGCCCAAAGACCGCTGATGTGCATAGCGCGGCACTCCACCCCAGCTAGCTTCACTAGGGGGTGCCAAGTAAGCGGCCCCTGCTCACCCTCGAAAGCAGCCCGCCCAGCAAGGATGTAAGTGTCGCCGTCCGAGTTGAGAACAGCGGCATACAGCCAGCGGTCGTCCCCTGCCAAAGCCGTCACCCGCCCACGAATAGGGTTCTCTTCAGTGGTGAAAGAGCCCGGCGTGGTCGGTGTGACCACAAAGCCACCCTCTCCGAGGTTCCGGTAGTTGAGCAAGCCCCTCAAGTGGGGGACCCACAGTGTAGCGTGCCAAGCATAGGTGTTGGCGCAGTTGTAGGTGTGGGCGAACTCTCCTAGCTCGGGGGTGAGGAGGTCGGCAATGCCGTCGGAGTCCAGGGCATATAACCCATTCTGCTTACCCACATAGAGCAGGTCTCCCAGCTGGGCCAGGCAGGTGATCTCCTGATCGGGGTCTCCAATGGGATAAGCCGCTGTCCAGTCAATAGCAGTCATAGGATCGTTGGCGACCGACTTGACTGAGCTCTTGGTTACGGCCGCATAGAGCCGGTCTGTCATAGTAACGAAGTACTTGGCATACAACGCCGTTGCCTGGCTCCACCCCTGTGTCGGGTCCGAGTTGGGAGACCGCTCCCAAAACGGTTCGTCGTAACCCATTGCTACATAAGCTTTGCCATTGAAGATTGCGGCTTGGGTAGCGGCCTTACCTTCCCCAAAGTCCCGCGCTGTGGTGATAGAGAAGCTGGTGTCAATGGCCTTGCAGTACCGCCCGCCCACAACAAAAACCTGACCGTTCTGTTCGAAGAAGGCCAGGGGCGTGCTGCTCATATCCAGGGTCAGCGTGAAAACCTCGGGACCAGCGATGACTTGGTTTGGGAACCGCCCATCGACATTGAGGCTGTAGTGATAGCGGCCCTCCCCTCTTACCTGCTCGTCCCCATATCCCTTATGAGTAGAGCGAAAAACCATCGGTAGGTCTACGGTAGCGGGCTGGTTGCCGTAGCGCTGCTCCGCCCCGGTCGCTTGGGCGATGGGCGTGGCAAGAGCCTGCGTCTGCCAACGACGGGCACCCCGCCCTAAAGCGTCGGCCCGGGCCAGCATGAACCCCTTGGTAACGCCTTCATCCGTGATGGTAATGTCGTATCGGGGGTCTATCATCGCACTACATCCGAGCTTGTGTTCATGCGCGCCGTGTCAGGTAGCTGTACCCTTGGTCTCGGTCGCGGTTGATAAATACGACACCGCTCTTGGAAGCGACCCACCGCCTCTGCCTGCATCTGCTTTAGTCGCGTGGCGTCCTGGCCCGGATCGTGCCGGGCAAGAAAGCGGTACACCTCAACCTCCACAGCCGCCCGGAGCCAATCTTTCGGGCAAGTGGTCGTGCTGGCATCGGAGGAAAGGGTACTATAAGGCCGCATGACCTCGAGTATGAGCATGTTGCTCACACTGGCCGCATAGGGCCGGATCAGCAGCACAAACTCGCCGGTATCCTCTTGCGTGGTGTACCAGCGTACAGGGTAAAAGCGCCGTTCGTAGGGATCGCCCACCCGCCAGTAGACGGCGCGTATCTGGGTGGGGTGGGAAAGCCAGCTGTAGGTCAAGGGGTATTGGCGCTGGTCGGACTTGGGTACGATCTCCTCTTGGGCGATATAGTAGCATTGCTCGATTGCTCTGTTGATACAGCGATCAATCTCGTCGGGGGAGAGCTGAAGATGTATTTCTACCTCGTCGCCTGCGCTGGGCGCAGTCCAACTGCGGGAAAGCGTGACTTGGCCGGTGCTGTCATCATATGACCCCACTCGTCTGATAGTCCCTGCTTGCCCACCCGAAGTTATCTTTACCCAAGCACCCGTAAGCTTTGTGTCACCTGACCCATGCCAGTCGATCAGGGCCTCGTCGATGAACGAAGAGGTTGTGGGGCTAGCAATAGTACCCACAAAGCACTCGTCCAGGATATAGCCCACCTCTTGGCGCAAGTCTTTCAGACTAACGCTCATAGATGCTCCTTTACAGAGGGGGAGTTTTCCTCCCCCTCAGTTGGACTAAGCGCGCTCCAGCTCGACGGTGACGCAAGCGTTAGCAAGCGACGTAGCAGAGCCAGAAGCCTGCTTCAAGGCCAGCCTATCGCCTGCTTCGAGAACGAGGTTTGCCGCCGTATCAGTCAGAGCGGGGCTCTGAACCGTATTGATGGTGCCTTCCTCGTCGATCTTGGTGTCCCCAAGCAAGTCGTCCCCGTTACCGGGGGCTTCCGTGCTCTGGAGCCGCTCAACAGTGAGCGTGCCCGTCTGACCAGCAACCGTCGCGTGGACCTCGCTGATCTTCGTTACTCGGCACCGGAAGGGCGCAATAAAGAAGATATTGGCTACGTCCGCTGCGGCGAAGTTGTGGTCAACGACGAGCTTCTCCTGGAAGCGATGCAGGTCGATATAGCCTTCCGTTGTCGAAAGGAACTGCCCCACCCGCTGTTCGCTCGTACTAGAGGCGCTGTCGCTGTATCCGCCAGCGGTATCGCTAAGGTAGATGTCCCCGCCAGCAGTCCCGCCCGTAAACGACGTGATAAGACCCGCCAAAGCGGCCTGAATCACGTCGCCGCTCACCCCGCCCTCGAGGGCGAGAAGCTTGGCCGGGATACCCGCGTCGGCGTCTGCCCGGACCCACCCCGAGGAGTAGCCCAGCAGGTCGCCAGCAACAACCGTACCGCCCAGTGTGACGGCCATAGGCACTGTCGCCTGGTATACGGTCCGTGGTTTGGCATCTGAAAACGCCATGTTATGTTTCTCCTAAAGGGGCGGGGCGACCCGCCCCACTATGACTAGTCCATACTCACGTCGGTTAGGCCATCAAGACGAGCCAAGGCTTTGGTTGAGTACAAGGCTTGGGATACGTACCACTTGATACGGACCCGCGATGCGTCCTTGGACTCCAGCTTGTCCCAGTATTCAGTCTGAATGCCTCCATTCTGAATACCGACCAGTCCGTCGCCACTGCCGAAGCGAATGGCAAAGATGCTGGATGTCGCCCCGCCCGTCTCGGCGCTATAGGCGTCGCTAGCGATAGTCTCCGTTTGGGTAAGCCAGTCAGTAACGATGATGGGGATGTCGCCCCACACCATGTTCATGCGACCATAGTCATCCCGAGCCGTTGCGTAGGAGCCCTTCAAGCGAAGGTGCTGCGCCAGGCGACGGCGGATGTTCTTGTTCATCAGCAAGATGTCGGGGGGACCATCGGGGATCAGGTCTACTAGCTGATCGAGGAGCGCCTCGGTTAGCTTGGCCCCAGTGCTGCTGGAACCGGCGTGAACCTGCATAGCAGAAGCTACCAGTGTGTGCAGACCGTCAAACCCGTTGGTACTGGCGGCCACACCATAGATAGCCTCGTGATCGAACTCGTGGGCCATGAGCTTGGTCTTGACCTTGACCTGGGCCGCCATCTGGTCGTTTAGGTTCGACCGAGACGCCTGGATCAGGTTGGGCACGTCCGCATCCCCACCCAAAACCTTCAGGGGGAAGGTTACCTGGGTGAACTTGGCTGTGCTCTCAGTCCAGATACCGTCCACAGGACGGAACGAGACCGAGCCCATATTATCGGGGTCCTCGCGGTTGATGGCGAGGGCATTACCCACCAGCTCTTCGAAGGGATAACGAGCAATCAGAGGCGAAGCTTTGATAAGCTCCTCCACGATTCCTCGTATCAGATTATTCTGAGACAGTTTCGCTGACTCAGAGAGCGTGAGGGCCATTGTTATTTCCTCTTAGACTTCTTACGGAGATCGCTAAGGCCATCTGCGATGGCGGCTTCTCCGTGTAGTTTTTCCCTACGGGACGTGGGCAGTCCCCCGCCGAGCTCGGGAGTAGGTTCCTCCTCCTGCTCGGCTAGAAGCTCTTTCCTGATGCTCTCTCGCAGGGTTTTCTCAAGTGCCTTAGTCTTCCGCGAGACCGTTTTCTCGATCTTCGCGTTCGATTGAGCCTTCACTACGGCCTCGAGGAACTCTGGAAAAGTCTCGAACGCATTGGCATCGCACTTCTGTTTGACAGCAGCGCGAGCCTCGTCATCCTCGATAAAAGCCAGAGCTTGCTCCTGGGCACGATCAAAAACCTGCGCGAGCGTGCTTTTCAGAACCTCTTGAGTTTGGGCTTGGAGAGCCTCCTGCTGGCGTTGATACTTCCCATATTGGGCGTCGCTCATCTTGCGGATGCGCTCCTGCTCCTGCTGTTGCTGGCGCTGGAGTCGTTCCCGATATAGCTCCTTATCCTTCATGGACTGCGCCCGGCGATAGATCAGTTGCTCCACCTCCGGCCGTGCCAGCAGTTTCTCCAAGTCCTCTTCCTCGTTCTGCGCTTCTGGAGTCTCTTGCTCCTCTGTCTCGGGCTTGCCCTCAGAAGTCTCCTCGGGGTTGGTCGAGGGTTCCTCAACGCTCCCTTGGCGTTCCTCCTTCAATGCTTGCTCGATAACGTCTGAAGTGATCTCCGGCGGCGTCATCAGTGCTCCTCCTTGGGGGACTCACGCCCCTCTATCGTCTCGCGGACTATTCCGCGCTACACACAAAAAGGCCCGCCCTCACGGTGGGTAAGCAACCGTGATAAGAGCGGGCCGAGCGCACGTAATGTGCGGCGGGTCCTATCTATTCAGTTTGTTTAGCTCATCGCAGCCTCCGCCCATTGCGACGTTGGGGACGGGGTATAGGGGTATATCTCACTCTCTTCGCGCCGCTCATAGTATCGCTCAAGCTCGGGATGGGCCGTCCAGAACGAACTGCGGTCCGGATTCTGCCGTATCGTTAGAAGCGAAAGCAAAGCCCCCACCCAGTCCCCAGTCAACTGACAGTAAAGGAGGACCGCTTGGTTCTTCTCCAGGCCCGTCGCGTTTCTCAGATCGTTGATCGCGTTTCTGGCCTCTCTGCCCCGATAGTATTGCTCTCTTGAAACAGAGAGATACCGGGGTGCGTTAGTCTGTGGGTCCCACAACATCGTCCGGTACTCGGGCATGGCCCGGTACTCTTCGTAGAGACCCCGTACCCGAGGAGGAGCCAGGAAACCGGTCTCGGCCGCCGGGATGCCCGCCAGGACATATTCCCGAATGCCTGATCGGACCTGCTCCCGCACCCGGTCGATCTCCTTGCTCCGCATAATGTCGTGCATTTCCAGGTACTCGGGCGTCTCAACCAGTTGGTCGATAGCGTCCTTTTCTAGGGGAGCGGAGAGCTCCACGATACGCACCCTCTGATCGGGGCTTATCTCATAGGGCACACCATCAATAGTTGTGGTGTTGCCGGGCGGGTTGACCCCCTTACCCAGCCGCCTGAACTCTTCATTCTCGTAGAACAGGCGTCGGGCTTCCTCTACCGCGTCGTCGAGAGCAGCGTAGCCGGTTCGTAGGTCTCGTGTAGCACGAGTGCCAAAGAAGCGGCCAACAGGCGTCTCCTCAGCTATCCCTTCGAACCTTGTCAATGCTCGTTCTCTGGCTACCCCCGGAGGCACCGGATTGTAGCCAAGGCCCTGGAGGGCTTGGTCCACTACCCAGTTGAAAGTCTGCCCCGCCCCCGCAAACACATCGCCTATGGCAAAGTCGATGTAACGTGGGGAGACATGGAATGCCTGTCCCAGGGCCACGGCGGTCTTACTCGTAGACTCGTCGTAGCGCTCTTCGGGGGGCCGGGTCATCTCCCGCTCGGGGACGATCTCAGACTGTCGCCAGAAGTCGCGGTTTGCCATGAGCTGAACGGCGGTGCCCCACCCAGGCCCCAAGATCGTGGACTGGTCTACGGGAGAAAGCGTCTTGATGGCAGTGCCCGTAGCCTCCAAGATCACGTCGATAAGAGTCTTATCGTCGTGGTCCCAGGCCCATCGCAGGACGGCTTCGGGAACGGCCGTAAGTGTGGCAGCCATCTCGCCCTTGGGTATCTTGATATAGATGGGGAACTCGCGGCCTTCTTGGGCGGGGTAGCGGGGATCGCGTTCTTGTTGCCCATAGCCGACAATGATGACCCAGTTGTTGGCGAACTCGTAGTCAGGTATCTGCTCGTAGCCTTTGCGAGTTCGGTTCCATAGGAAGAGCAGCCCCGCTGCGGCCAGGAAGGGCAGGCTTCGGAGCACAAAGAGTGCGGGCTTCTCTTTCGCCAGCTGAGCTAGCCTGTAGGTCCCCTGAATTCGGGCGTTGATAAAAGGCCAGACCTGGTTTGCCACTCGTGCCCAGGTTCCCGACTGATCGAAGTCGATGGTCGAGTGGGCCACGTGCATGGCCGCCTCTTCGTCGAGCATCCCACGCTTGGCATACTTCATCCACACAGCCAAACGAGCGCCCTCTTCCACCGCGCGGTTTAGGTCTGCGATCAGGCGGGGGACAAGCTTCAGAGCATCCCCAATGCTGTCAACGTGCAGACCGCCCAAACGCCACGCCGCGATGTCCTCGGGCCTCGTCTCGATGTCAAAGATAGAGCCAGCGAAACTGCCCGCCTTAGCGGCCTTCAGCCAGCTTTCCCCGTGGGTAAGCGCCTGCCACATAGCACGAACATAGGTGGGAGCGAAGGGAGCAATACCCTCAGTCATCCAAACCGTTGTTGCATCTCGGAAGTAGTTGATGATAGGAAACAGAGGATTGTACTTCGTCGCGCCCAGGCGCATGGGCTGGGCTATCCTACGGGCAAAAGCCTCTAGAAGGCCCAAATTGAGCTCGTCCATACCCTTAGCAAGGCGGGCAAACACGTCCGGAACATAGAAGTCCTTCCGCTTCCCCTCTTCGTAGTAGGAGACTTTCTCCCAGCCGGGGGCTTTGGGCTTCTCATCCCTGACGAATAACGCCCCTTGCTGCTGGCCATAGCGGCGGATAGCCGCGACCATTTGTTTCGCGCCCCTGTTTCGAGCTACCTTGACACGAGTATCCACAAAAGCTTTGAACCACGACTCCAGGGGGTCCTGAATGCGGCGTACCGAGCCTTCCTCAGATATGTATTGGGAGAACTTAGTAGCCAAATGAGCCCGAGGGCGTCGCATGAGTGTGAAATACTCGTCGGGCTCCCACCCTTGCCGCCAGAAGGGGACATAGTGGGGATAATCCGTCTCCATGGTCTCAGCGGCATCCTCGGTAATCCACCCCGCGTCTCGGGCAAAGTCCACCAGCTCGGTCCGGTTGACTTGCCAGATACGCTCCGCTGCCGCCCGGATGCGCCGCCACTCCTCGGAGGGCGTTGCGGCCTCCATCTCGGCCAGGGCGTCTCGAGGGTCAGTGACACCTTCGGGAAGCAGGTACTTGTCCCCAAACTTGGTGATTAAGTCCTCCATATGCCGAGCAACAAGATAGTCTCGCAGAAAGTTGTGGACCTCTTTCAGGACTGGCAAAAGCTGTGTTCGCCAAAGAGCCTCCGTAGCCCCGAACTGGCCGGGGATCAGCTGCATGGTTTGCCAGATAGGGATGTTGGTTTCCTTTTGGAGACGCTTCGCCACGGCGTACCGGTCAAGCAACCGGCTCTTGACACTGGTCCACCAGTCGAAAAGCTCCGGATTGGCCGCCAACTGCTCTTGTGCCCGCCGGATAAGCTCCCACTGGTTGTCGTCCATTGGTTGAATGGCTGGGTTGATGGGGGGAGGCGGTGCGGGGGGCTGCGGTGGAGCTATCCCCCCAGGAAGCGCGGGTTGCTTGTATTCGCCGGGAGCACCCGGCCCCTCCGTCGGAATGGCTGATTCCACTGGCACGGTCGGGGGTGCGGGCTCTTCCACTTCGGCTGGCACCGCAGGCTCCACTCTCTTAACAGGCGGCCCGATCTCCACCCGGATCGTGGGCACATCCGGTGTCCCCTCGTTCTCGATGGTAAGCGCGCCTTGAGGGGTCTTGACAACGACCGCCTCACCCTCTCTAACCGCCTTTCCCTCTTCCACAAGGGTTTCAGCAGCTTCCAGGGTTCCTCATCGGTTCCTGCGCCCGTTGTGGTCCAGGCGTTCCCTTTCTCCGTGGCGCTCTCGATTACTCTGGCGATGGTGGGGGGCACCTCGCCCTCTCCGAGAACTTGGACCTCAATCTCTTCCGGCTTGGCGGGCCGTCTAGCGAGCTCTTGATACCGCTCGTATCTCTCTAGCGCCTCGGGCGGGATCGCCTCACCCTCTGGCGTCACGCGGATAGCGGGAGTGGGGCCAAACTTCTCCTCGACGGCCCGTTCGAACGCCTCTTTGCTCACAAGCTCGCCCGAACCAGTGGAGGTCACCTGACCAGGGTTCATCGAGTCGGCGAACCGCCGGGCATC